AAAATTTGATATGAAACAAATTAGTTTTAAACCAGATGAAAATAAAGGCCCAGTAATTGTGTTGATTGGTAGAAGAGATACAGGTAAAAGTTTTCTTGTTAGAGACTTATTATATTATCAACAAAGTATACCAATAGGTACAGTAATTTCAGGAACAGAAGAAGGAAATGGTTTTTATGGTAATCATGTTCCTAAACTGTTTATACATAATGAATATAATACAGGTATAATTGAAAATGTTTTAAAACGTCAACGAGGTGTATTAAGAGAGATAAAAAAAGAACAAGAAATGAGACGACGTAGTACAATTGATCCAAGAACTTTTTTAATTCTTGATGATTGTATGTATGATGCTTCATGGACTAGAGACAAGATGATGAGACTACTTTTTATGAATGGACGTCATTGGAAGATTATGTTAATTATTACAATGCAATATCCGTTAGGTATACCTCCAAATTTAAGAACAAATATAGATTATGTATTTATTTTAAGAGAACCATATATTGCTAATCGTAAAAGAATTTATGAAAATTATGCTGGTATGTTTCCAACTTTTGAATCTTTTTGTCAAGTTATGGATCAATGTACTGAAAATTATGAATGTTTAGTAATCAATAATAATAGCAAATCAAATAAATTACAAGATCAAATTTTTTGGTATAAAGCTGAACCACATGGTAATTTTAAATTAGGTTCAAAAGAATTCTGGGAAATATCAAAAAATTTAGCTGATGATGATGAAGAAGAACAATATGATCCTTCTGCACATACAAAAAGAAGTAAAGGTCCTAGAATTAATGTTAAAAAATCAAAATGGTAAATCAACAACGTATTTAAGTGTTTAATATAATTATTTATACACAATTATATTAAAAAATTATTAACTAGCATTCTCATCACTATCAGGTTCACTTTTTACCGCATCAGGTGGAAAAAATCTATAGAATAAAATACCTCCTATGATAACAAGAGCTATTAATCCAGTAATTAAACTTTTTAAAAAACTAAAAACAATTGCTGCTATTAATGGAATTAATGCAAATACTTTACCTCTATCATCTGGTAATAAATATAATCCAAGAATACAACATATCATTATTACAACCGATTTTCTAATAAACATATTATAATAACTATATATTTATTTTAGAATTATTTTTCTTTAACATCTACATTACTTAAATTAGATAATTGTTCTTTAATGTTGGCTGATGTTTTTTCAGATATTGCTGCTTGGCTTTTTTCATCCATCTCAGATGGTAAAATAACATCTTCATCAGGAATGGCATCATAATCTACTTCTCTAACATTGACAAGATTACCATCATCATTCATTATTTGTGTTAATACGTTACCAGATTCTTCTGCCTTTTTAATGTTATCTTCAATTGCTTTTTCTTTACTTTCTTTTACACGTTGATCAAATTCTTGTTTTGCTGCTTCATCATTTGCCTTTTTTTCATGCATTAAATCATTTAACTCTTTCTCTAAATATTCTACCTTACCTGTTTTATAAGCATCTGGTTCCCAAGGCATCCATAGACCAACTGGTCCAACAAATACATCATGGTTTGGATCATTTTCTCTTAAATCTTTAGCCTTATTTTGTGCTTCTTCTAATGTAGGAAATGAACCACGAATTTTAATTCCTCTAACATTTGTTTGAAAATTATTTTCTTTATTAAATAATTTTTCTAATTCTTCTTCTTTGTTGTCCATAAATGTTTTAAAATCATCATATACAGAAAATTGAGGAATTGTATCTTTCTCGTCTTTTAAAAATTCCTGCATATCATTCATGATACTGTCACTTTGTATATCATATTTATAACTAATAAAATTAAGAAATACTTGAAATTTTTCTAAAGATTTAGTCATATCCCACATCTTAACAAATTGTTCAAAAAAAAACATTTCTTTTTTTTTCAAAATATTTTCAGGTGATACAAATGATACACATACAAATTTTTGCCCAGCAATTGTTTTATCTTCATCTAGCAAATCAGCTTTAGTAGAATTAGTAAATTCCATTCTGTATAATTATTAATTATTTGTTTAAGTAAATTATTAATTATAATATTTAGTAAAAAATACAACTACTTACTTTTTTTTTCTATAATAATATTATAATGGAAATGTTGGACCTTGGAGAATTACTCAAACGTTTGATTAAATATTTAGTAGAGGGCTTAATGGTAGGTATTGCTGCTTTTGCCATCCCTAAACAAAGCCTTAAATTGGAAGAAATCGCTCTTATTTCATTAACTGCTGCTGCCACATTCAGCATCTTAGATACATATATCCCATCAATGGGTGTATCTGCTCGTAGTGGTGCCGGTTTAGGTATTGGTGCCAACTTAGTTGGTTTCCCTGCCGGAAGATAAGTCAATTATCATATAAACTAAAAAATAATTAAATGTTAAATATAAATTTATTTAATATTTAAAACAAAAATTGATTGTTAATAGAAAAAATATTTATTATTAAATAAAATATGACATCTATTTTAGATGTTTTACCAGCAGCTTATAAAGAAAAAGATAACTTCGAAGATAAAGATAAAAATGATTATTTAACAATTATATGGGATTCATTAATTGTACAATCTCTTACTTGGAGTGGTGATTCATTGCCTAATATATTTAATGATTGTAATGATTTTGAAAACATTAACAATATTTTTAAAGCAAATTGTTTAAAAATGTATAGTAAAAATAGAAAAGAGATAACATCTATTTTACAAAAAAAAATAGATTTAATAGGTATATCATTTAGTGAAAAAGCAATATATAATAAAATATTTAGTTATTTAAGTTTGAATGATATTTTAGTATTATATACTAGTCCGGATGATATTTTAATATTACGATATTATATACAAAGTATGAGATTATCTAATGGAATAAATCAAATTGACTCTAGTATGAGAACAAGAATATTAAAAACTAATGCTAATAATTTGGGAAAAGTAAATAATAGCAGAGCAAATGAAGAAAGTAGTACAACACAAAATAATAATATTAATTCACACTTAAAAAAAGTAAGAAATGGCGGTTATGTTGTACCGCCAAAAGTAACTAACAGACCAACAAATTGTAATGAAATAATTCAAGTTGGTGAATACAAAATCACAAATTAATAATATCTTTTATATTTGGTATCCAACTATTAGATATCAAAATATATTCTTTTAATTCTAATCTAAAGTTTTTATAGGCATAATATTTTATATGAAATTATATTTATATGTATTAAAAACTTATAAATATATTAATATAATTATGTTAAATTTTTTATATAGTTGTTTTCCATATTTTGATGTATCAAATAATGTAAATAATACAATTGATAATATTAAAACTATAACTAATAAACATATTGAGTATATTGTAAAATTACAAGATGAATTAAAAAACTTTAAAGAATTTTATGAAGCAATAATAGAAAATGAAGCAATTTTAAAGCGTTTTCAAGAATATGAAGATAGAATTAAAGCGTTAGAAATTGAAAGAGACAATTTATTAAATTAGTGATAAAAGTATTATATAATATTATTATATATATATGCCTAGTTTATATGATGATACAGTATTTGAATACTATGAAAAATTAGAACAAAATTCAATAAAAAAATTAGATATTTTATTAGAGAAATATCACTTAAAATTAGACGCTTATAAAGATTATTTTAGCAGAGGATCTTTTAACAATACATTTAGTGTTAAAGTAGATAAAGAAGGTGATCCTATGCATAATAAAAACGTTTTAATACGTAAAGGAAAGGACAGTTATGGAAAATTTGATAATAATGGAAATGCCATAGTACATGAGGATGGAGATATTACACTAAATCAAATAAAGAGAAATGAAAGTAATTGGTTTCAATGTAATTTAAAAGCAATATGTCCAAAAATATACTATTATGGATATTTTAAACATATTGTTAATGTTTATGATGATGATAGTATTATATATCCTATTATGATAACAGAAAAATACGATAGTGATTTATTTAAATTTTTATATCATAATGGTAAAGAATTATCAACAAACCATCAAATAACTATTGCTAACCAATTAGAATATTTATTTAAAACTCTAATATCTTTGGAAATAATCTGTTATGACATAAAACCAGAAAATACTGTTATTCGTAAAAATGAAGATGGTACACTAGATCTACGTCTAATTGATGTAGATGGTGATTATTGTTTATCTTATAAAAAAGATAATGCTTATCCTCCATTAAAAACAGACGAACAAAAAGAATTAGTATTAATACTAAGTTTATTATTTTATGGAAATTATTTATTTTATTGGAATGAAAATAATATTCTTAACAACAAAATACAAGAATTATTAGATAATTATAATAAAAAATATAATAAAGATTCTTATGAATCATTAAAAAAAATATTTATGGAAAATCAAAATAATAATAATAATTATTCAAATGGTGAATATCAATTTAATTTTTTCTCAGTATTTTATTTCATAAACAGTTATTCTAAAGCACCAGAAAAATTAAAAAATACTAAAAACGACCCATCAAAATTATTTGATATATTATTTCATAACGCTGTATTTAAAAATGAAAT